ATGGGTGATGATCTGCGCAACCGTGGACCGCAAGACCGGGCTCGCGTAAACACGTCTGAAGCCTGGGAGGTAAAATACTGGTGCAATGAGTTTGGCGTGACTGAGGAACAACTGAAGGCTGCTGTTAAAGCCGTTGGCCCGATGGTTGTCGACGTCCGAAAGAAACTCGGCAAATAGTGCAGTCTTGGCCTCGCGCTCGGCGCGGGGCTTTTCATCGCAGAGAACCACCATGTCAAGGTGACTTCGGAATCAACGTAAGTTACTGGTGTAAAAGACAAATACACCAAAAACAGCAAGGTAAAAAACCGCTATTACCCCCTATAAGAATCAACAACTTAGCGCTGTATTTTCCTACAGTGGTTTGCCCTCCTACGGCGTTCTGCCGACAGCTACCAATCCAAAATCCTACAGCTCGTCGCTTCACCCTCGCCCACCTACCGCACCTCAATTACTGTATATGCAACCAGTAATGAGCAAGGCATTCCCGTGGACCCCCTCTATATAGAAGACACCGACGATTGGCTCGGCACCCCAACTTCGCTCGAAACCTGCCGGCACCAGCTCAGGATGTACGAAAACGAATTTGAAGCGCTCACCCTCAAGCTCGATCGGGCGATTGAAAATATTGAGGGCTTGGTTCGTGACAATGACGCGCTCACCCAGGAGAGAAATTGCCTTAGGGCAAAGCTTCAGTACGCCGAGGGGGACTTACTGAGCGAAAGGGGCAGGTTTGCGGACGTGGCGCACCAGAGAGACCACCTCTTCCATGAAAACCAGCGACTGCTCAGGGAGTTGCGTGAGCTGAAGAGCTGACCGCCTTCACATACGCCTGACACGCCTGCAGGGCAATCAGCCCCCGGTCGCCGGTGTCGGTGATGGCGATAATTCGTTGAGCATGCGCCGGGTCAAGTCTGGCTCGTACGGCTGCATGATCCACGCCGCCGGCGCCGGAGGTGGTTGGCACCCCACAGCCTTTGGCAGCGTCGGTTGCGTCGAGAAGGACTGACAACCGCAAATCAGAAGTGGCAAGGCGATCGCGCAGGCGATCCTGGTTTTTTTGAGCATCGGTCATTTTCTCGAAGTGGGTTTGCTCGCTGGCCGCCAGCCGCTGCTCGAGCGCCAGCCGCTTGTCCTGCTCGGCTTGTTGCGCGGTGGCGGCGGCTTGGGTCAGTTGATTGAGGGTTTCGGCGTGCAGCCGCGCCTGCTCAGCCAGTTGGCGGCCGTAGCGCCAATCCTGAAACTGCCAGGCGCTGCCGGCGGCGATCAGCACCAGTGCCAGCGCGCCCACCGCTTTCCACGTCACGACCATCACGGCACATCCCGGAAGAACACGTGCCCGCCCAACTTGAGCGTCTGCTTGGCCTTCGCCGCCCAGGCCGGCGCCTTGATGCTGGTGGCGTAGTAGTGGGTGGCACCGCCGGTGGGATCCGGCACCTTGCCGTCGATCACCTGGTCAGAAGCGATCCGGCATTGTGCCAACTCGCGGAATGGGATCTGCTTCACGCCGATCAGGAATTGATAGTTTGGGTCAGTCTTGTTCCAGCAACTGAACTGATACGGCTTTTGGCAGACCCCGGCGTAGCCCTCGCCCCACCACGAATTGGTCTTGCCATCAAACACGCGGTTGCGGATCGTCCAAGCCACGGCGATCTGTCCGGCCGTACCTTCGCCGCGGGCCTCGCCCCACAAGGTGCGGGCAAGAATGTCGCGGTCTTTATCGGTTGCAGTCATCACTTTTCTCCGTGCAAAAAGAAGCCCGCTCGATGGCGGGCTGAAGGTAGAATGCGGCGGCATTGCAGCTGTACTCCAAAAACTAAATTTGATGATCCACATGAACGCTATCCATTCCGCTAGCAATGATCGAACAATTCATCTTGATGGCATAAGAGGTGTGGCCGCTTTGGCCGTTGCTCTGTTTCACTTTTCCCGAGCTTTTGACAATTCTTTAATATCTGGCAGCCACCCCATAAACCGGACACTTTTTAGCACTTTATGGAATGGCCACTTTGCGGTCGCACTATTCTTTGTACTCAGCGGCTATCTATTTTTCAACAAGTTCCACTCATCAAATGTCATGAAGGGCGCAGAGGCTGCCGCTAAGCGCTTTCTCCGTCTCAGCATACCGATTCTATTCGTGTGCCTAACAGCATACGCCATTCACAAGTTGAATCTTTTTACTAATCAGCAGGCAGCACTGCTAAGCGGGTCTGATTGGTTAGCTCGTTGGTATAAATTTGAGCCAGATTTAAGCCTAGCTATAATTGAATCTCTTTGGCTAGACTTCATTGCGTTTGATCCGGCGCGCACGTACAACTCCAATCTTTGGACGATTTCCTACGAGCTGTTTGCAGTTATTGGCATAATTGCCTTAGCTATAGCGTCCAAAAACTTAAACAACTTTCTGAAGATTGTATTAGTAACCGGCGTAACCGCAGTATGTTACGGAACTCACTACTTTGAGTTCATGCTTGGCGCAGCCTTAGCTCTGGCATTAAAAATAAAACAGCCGAAGGCATCCTGTTTAATAGCAATCTCAGTAATTACAATATCACTATCTATGTCAGCGCTAGCTCTTCCAGCCGGAATATCAGAATTTGCGAGCGACCTACTATACCCGCTGGGCGCTACATTACTTATAGCTGCAGCCAGTATAAACGAAAAAATCAAGGACGCATTTTCAAATAGCTTTTTCGTAAAGCTGGGCGAGTTTTCTTTCGGCTTATATCTGATGCACTTTATAACCATCAACAGCGTAGCGTCATCTGTTTACGCAGCTACAGAGTCGCTTTCGTTAACTTTTATTTCTTATGCCGTCTCAACGACCGTTTTGTCGATTGGCTTCACATACATAATAGATCAGCCTTGGACAAAGCTATTAAATCGGATTTTCCGAAAGAGAAAACCTCTCCTGGAGCAGCCTTTGGAAATCAAAGCGTAGACTCAGGCCAATCCGGGGTGCCCGGCCAACCTTCGCGTTCGGGGGTTTTGCCTAATGCGCTTCGGTACTTTTTCAACACCCGCAACTTTGCAAGATCGGTATCAGTGATCTTTTGGATGTCATAATCATCCTGCAAAGGCTGAATAACATTGTTCACATCGGATATTCTGGCGTTGAGATCAGACCTGGCGGTCATCTCAGCCCGCTGACGGTCTGCTGTGTCGAGCAGCCACTGCGGGATCTCTTCCGCACAAGTTTCGTTTTCGGCCAGTTCCCAGCCTTCGCCGATGGCCCTCCACCCATTATCGGTAATCGCATAAGACATAATTTATCGCTTCAGTCCGTAACCGCGCACGCCGATAGAACTGCCGCCCGTGACAGCAGCGTTATTCCTGTAGTTGATCGTTTGGACTGAGCTGCACAAAGTGTCAGCCTGATAACGATTCCCGGCAGGGCACGAAAGTATTTCAATTGTATTTGCATACCCTACAATCAGGGTCCCGCCGCTCGGGGCGGCATAAAGCATCAAAATGCATCTTTGCGTTGTCGGAGGAATGAATGAAGAGCAGTTCACGGATGTAGAAGATGTGGCGGTACCGCCTGATAAGGCCAGGGTGGATGACGCGTCCTCGGTGTAGATAACCGCACCGTTTGAGCACAGGAAAGGCCTGAACCCTGTGGGCCCAACTCTGAGCGCGGCGATAAAGCGCATTGAGCTGTCACCGGTTTTCGTTCTTGCTGCCCCCAAATAAGGCGCGGCAGGCGGTGTATTTGAAAAATTAATATCGGGCGTGCCAAAGTTATCGAAGAGATATATGTAGTACCAAGTATTCGTAGCGGGGGCTAGACCAGTTTTCACTATTGGCGACGATATTTTGAGAGCCTTACTTGCGCCTGGAACATATGCAGCGCCCGTATCTATCCCAATGGAGTTTGCGGAATACCAGACCGGCAACAAACCTTCAATGTAGCTTTCCGCAACCCCTCCCTGCTGCGAGGTGATCGGCTTCGTCAGCGCAGACAGCTCTGTGATATCGGCGTTAACGCCTGATTTTGCTGCGACCAGCGTTGCGCGTGCCGTCGGCGCATCGACGTCATTGAGAAGTCCTTGAATGAAAACGGAAAGATCCGTGATCCCCGTGCCTCCCTTGTCCGGCGGCAGAACTTCGTAATTGCCAGTGGTGCCCAACGCTGCGAGCTTCTCACCGTACACGTTGACCAGCGCCCGTAGAGCATCCGCCGAATCCTTGACGTAGCCTTGCATCGGCGCCAAAGCGTAAATACCGGCGTTGTTGGTTGCGCCCTGATAGTTAGGCGAAATCGAGAGCGCGGTATCGCTCGCGATGTTGGTCACTTCGTACCAACCGCCATCGGGGCCGCGAAAGGCATCGCCAACTCGGCTATTGGCGATGAAAGCGGTACCTGTGCCAATTACGGCGTTGGAATTTTGGACGACAGAAACCGTCCCGGTTTTGTACCAGGGCATGGCAACTTCCTATAAAAAGTTAAGCGGCTTGTTTTGCGAAAACTGCCGGCAGGAAAAAGGCGAATGGGTTTGAAGCTGCAACCGTGATGGCGTAGAGCTTGCTGTTGGGAAAATCCCACCAGCAGTAAAGTTCTCGGGGTATACCGCTGCCTGACGGCATCGGCATGCCGAACGTATTGATCAACATGAATTCGTTTTCAGGAAAATTGAACGGAACGCTGTAGAAAATCCGTGTTAACCCTTGCTCGCTGATGTCGTAGGTTACATATGTCCAGTTCTGAAACGCCCGAGTGAAGGTGGCGTTCGGTGTGCCGGAGTCGAAAAGTAGCTTCCCTGCCCCATCCCACAATCGCATTCCGTATTGAGCCACTGGCTGAGCGCCGAAAGCCGCCACGAAGTAGCGTCCATTCAGACCGGCGGCGTTCACGTCGTAAGCTCTGACATAAAAGCCAGTCCAGTTACCTGCGGAGCCAAGAAGCCTCATTCGGCAAAGCCCGGCTATTCCGTTGATCGTGTCGGGCCGGACAAACACAAGTGGCGGTTCCTGAGAGGTAACCGGCCGCGCGAAAGTAGTAACCGACCCGAGCCCCGCCTCCTGCGTTGGTGCATACCGGCCTGATGCAATGACCATCAGCCGCGAGAACTCTGAATCCAAAGTCACGACGTTATTATTGTTCGTGAACTGAACGCCATAACCCATCAGCTCCACCTCATGACGCGCATTGTTCCGGACGATGTGGTGCTTGCCGCGTAAGTTCGCGTGTAGTTGTAGACGCGGACGACTCCGTCGAGCATCTCGGTTTCGAACTGCATTTGTGAGTCCGGATAGGCTCCAATCGGAACCACGATTGCGGTTCCATTCCCAGGTCCTACGCCGGGAACGGAAAATTCCTGTGTTCCTTTGCTCGCGCCGAGCGCAAAGGTCACTGGCACCGAGAGCACGACTCGAATCGTGAACGAGTTCTCATCCAGCTGGAGCGCCCCATCGGCGCCCCATATCCTTATGCCGTAACTCATGCGTTCAAATTCCCCCACTGATAGCGCTTCACGCCGTTCTCATCGAACACCTTGCCGCCATTGTTGTTGATGACCTGACGAGCGCCACCGCCCAGCGGGCTGTTCAACTCGAAGTTGCCAGCCTTGTCGATGCGCCAGCCCTGCACACCTGCGATGTAGTTGTCCGACTGGATGAAGAAACCGATCTTGGCGTTGCCGATCGAGGCGTCCTGAATAAACGCCGAATTCATGAACACCTGGCCACCCTGCACTGCAAACGGCACCGAGATGGCGCCGCCGGCAATTGTGTTGACGATGGCAAACCTGTCAGCACTCACTAGGAACTGGCTTTGCAAGCCTGCCGGGCCGTTCTCGATACCGAGGCCGATACCGGCAGCTATGTACTGACCAGTTCCAGAGTTGTACTGCATCTTCACAGACCAACTCGCCGATACCCTTCCGTTCACGTCATTTATGATCGACGTGTTTTGCTGGATGGCGGTTTGCTGATCCCCGACGGTGGTACTGAGCTGGCTCAATTGCTGAGCAGTTGCCTGCTGGTTCGTGACCACTACTTCTTCAAGCAGCGTGACGTTTGCCGAGTTTTCGGCCACCACCGCGGTCAGTTCAGTCTGGCGTCGAACGGAGGCTTCGTTTTCGGAGGCTCTGACCTTCTCTTCTGTGGCAATCGCAGCAGTGCTGGACCAGCCTTTTAGGGCATCCGCCAGTTCGCCCTCGCCATTGTCATCTCGCGGAGCCGCGCGCAGTGCCTGAAACGCCGTCGCCTGCGCTGTGACCGCGCCGTCGAGTTCGGTAATCTCGGCAGTGTTGGTGGCCACCTGCTGGGCAAGCCCGTTGGCAGTTTCCACGGTCTGGCCCACATCGAGCCAATAGAGCGGATTGGGTGGAGGGGTGTTCGCTGGGACCGGACCGGTGGCTTGATAGATCCGTTTGCCCTGCACCACCAGGTCGTACTCTTCGTAAGTATCGTCCGGGTTGTAACCCTTCAATCCGTCGAGCGCATCGATCTGTTCCTACAAGCCTGGGATTTTGTCGATCTCACTGACAATGTCCTGCCCAATCTCGGTACGACCGACCTTTCCGGCCATCGCCGCGAGATACGCGGAAACGTCATTTGAAGTCTGGGCTGGGACGTAAAGGAACGAGCTTTTCCCATAAGCATTCGATGAACGAATGAAGTAGTAGTTCTTCCAGAACCCCAGGCCTGTATGGGTGAAGGTCAGCCCCTGCCCCAAATACTCAGCATCAGCAGACGTTGCCGTCGGCGAGGTGCTAAAAAAATACTCGTAGGTACCGCCATTCAAGCTGTTTTGCGAGTTGCTTGGGATCAGCACGATGTTGTCGATCGAAGACTGCACCACGCAACTTTCCGGAATGGGCGGTCCGTTGATGCTGACGGTGATCGTCGCCTCGCCGGAACGTGCCATTGGCCCTACCGCAGCCACACTCATCGTGTAGTTGCCAGACGGCAGGCCGTTGATGGCGATTTCCGTCGAAGTGGCCGGTACGTTGTGGGACTGCACTGCGGTAGCGCCCTGCCGGACGATGACGATGTACTCCTTGACGATGCCCGTCGGCGGCAGCCACGACAGCACGCCCTGAGTCACCTCGACAGTGGTGTCCTGCGTCCACGTGACTGCACTCGGGGTACCGAGACCGCCGGCCGGCAGATAGATGAATCCGATCGGGTTGTACGGTTGGCCCACGGCATCATCGAAGATCGCCGCCTCGTACTGTTTGACCTGGACGGTGCAGCCTTCGCTGTCGCCCATGGACCAGTCCGAAACGATGAACTCGCCCAGGATGTTCAGCGATGGCAAGTTGACCCGCACCACGCGGCCCGGCCGGCAGTTGTAGCCGGCGAAGTTCATCGGAATGCTGATCGCTCCGCCCGCGCGCCGACGGCGCAACTCAATGTTCGCCAGGCGCTGGGCCTGATACGGATCGGTAACGTAGGAATAGGTCAGCGTTTCTGCCGCCTCTCCGCCGTCCTCAACAATCCATTCAGCGACACTGACCTCGGGGTAGTCGGTTTCCGTCCAAGACTGCGACGGATCAATGAACGTGCCCCGGACGGTATTGATTGCCGAGTCATTGGTCGGCTCGGTGCTGCCGGTCACTGTGCCGATCACCATGTCCTCGGTGATCTCGAAGTCATACGGACCGTAGTACGCGCCCGCCTGAAGCATCCAGCGACCACCAACGCGGATCAGGTGACCACCGCACGCCGCTTCCAGCTTCTGGAGAACGCCCGTGCGTTGTTCATCCGCGCCGATCACGCACCCACTGCGATAGCGCTGGCTGGTCGAACCATCGGCGTTGGTCAGCGCCTCGTCGCACACGTTGGCATCGCTGGCGAAGGTCTCGAACACGATCTCGTCATCCGGTACGCCGCAACGCGCACGCAGGAACCAGAGCAGGTGCAGCGCGGTATTGGCGCTATAAACAGCGGTACCGGTGCGCGGGTCGTAAACGTCGTTGCGGCCGCGCACTACGAAACGGGTATCCGGAATGCCCGACGGGAATTTCTCTGCGCTGTACTGCAGCGATACCCGAACGAACGACAGGCCCCTGCCGATCTGGCTGTCCTTCCAGTCTGGGCAGTTGGCCTTCAGGAAGGCGTTCACCTGGGTCGGATTTACCAC